ACTTGACAAAAGGATTCAAACGTTGGAAACATGCCAGCATAATTTTCATAAATACGCTTTCGGTTTGCAATATAAGGTTCTCTTAGAATAAAAACATAGTCCACGTTAGTACGTAACTGAGGTGGAATACCGAGAGGATATTGCATGGTAATAATGAGCATAATTTTCCAGTGGCGTCCGTTCATGAAAATCATACGCATCAATTCATTTTTAGACCACGAGTTGTCATAAAGACAATCATCTAAAATAACAAAGGTCCGCGGGTCAATAGAACATTTTTTATAAAGATCCATTTGAGTTTTTACCTGTTTTAAAACCTGTTTTTGTCTCAGCAAAATATTAGAGATAATTCCCGTTTCAAATTTAGAATGAATAAGAACGGGCGGTACATGGTTTGAGTAAAACTGATTGGCGCCTTCTGTGCCGGATATAACCGTACCTATCGGTACATCTCTTTGATGATATAATAGATCGCGAACCAAAAAACTTTTACCTGTGTCTCGTCTCCCGATTAAAACAATAACGGGTCCTTTATTTTCATCTTTACTAAATACGATACGTTTCATATCAAATTTTTTTAGTTCTAGGGTCATTACATTATATAAAGAGAACATCGCATAGTTCGCTACGCGAATAAATGGGTTAAAATATCGCGAATTTTTTATATTTAAAACTAAATGATTAACGATTATGAATCATCTAATTATACAATCTATAATCCCTTATACGACTCTGTAGGAATTACTCCAGAGTCTTCAGTAAATACCTATACTGAAAAAATAAACTACAACGAATATGAATTTGTAGATAAGGACGGAAATACTAAAAAATGCTTTAAGAAGTTTATTACCCTAGTGGATTATGTTAAATTTCTAATAGGGAAATATAAAAACGATGTTTTGGTTCTCCCTTCTTTAGAAGGCAAAAAAGATGACCTATTTCAGGAAACGATCCATTCACCTCATAACTATGCCTATGTTGATAATTGTTTCTATTACTTAACATCGGCTTTAAAGAAGAAGGGGTTTTTACACGGAATGGAGGTATACGACAGTTATATATGTATTAAAAAGGACGTGGAAATTAATATTGCAGACGACTTTGAATACATTTGCGATACTAAATTCTTTAACGATAAACTAAACAACCTATTTTATTTTAAGGATGGAACCATTACAGATATTTTAAAGAACAAAGGAATGGAATCTATTGAAATTTCCGAGGAAAACATAGAATTAGATATAGAAACACTTGAAATAGAATCTATAAAGTCAGAAGATGAAAACAAAGATGAATGTGAAGAATGTGAAGAAAAAGAAATAACGGAATTAGATGAAGTTGAATCAGAATGTTCTGTAAAAGACAGTGATTCTGAAATGAGTTTTACAGATGAAGAGGTTGAAGATTCGGAATACGAAACGGTATCCGAGGAAAGTGAATCTGAATCTGAAATGGAGGCCCAAGACCTTATTTTAGTAATTAAAGAAATGCCCGTACAAGTTGTCTCCATAGAAAAATGTGAAAATACGTTGGACTCGCTTCTTGAAAAGAATGATGTTCTTATGGAGGAATTAGAAAGTGCAATGTTTCAGGTCATTGCCATGTTGTATACCTATCAGTCTATTTTTAAGTTTACTCACAATGATCTTCATACGAATAATATTATGTATGTAAATACAGAACTGGAATTTTTATTTTATAAAATAAATGGAACACATTATAAGATTCCGACATTTGGAAAGATTTATAAAATAATTGATTTCGGACGTTCTATTTATACAGTAAATGACAAGGTTTTATGCAGTGATAGTTTTTCGGAGAATGGAATGGCTCACACCCAATACAATTTTGAGCCATTTTTTAATCCAAAGAAGCCGGTATTGGAACCCAACTACAGTTTTGACTTGTGTCGTCTCGGATGTTCTATTTTGGATTTTATTATTGATGATTTAGATGATATTGATAAATTCAGACAGATTCCTGTGTACGACCTAATCATTTCTTGGATCTATGATGATAACGGAAAAAATATTTTGTATAAGAAAAATGGGGATGACCGTTATCCCGAATTTAAGTTATACAAAATGATTGCGCGAATTGTACATAACCATATGCCATTAAAACAACTAGATCACGAGTGCTTTAAAAAGTATGTCTCGGTCTCGGAATCAAATCCGAACATAATGGATATAGACGATTTAATAAAGAACACTACAAAAATTTAAAACCCCGGTTCATTATTGAAGACGGGAGTCTTTACATTTGCAGAATTAAAATAATTATTTTTTGCGTATAATACTAAACAAGATATTACGGTAATAATCATAGAATCTTTGAATACATTAGGATACTCCGTCTTATTTATTTTATTTATCGCGAGTTCAACAATGAAATAAATAAAACCTATTGCAGTTGCTATATATACTTCTTCCATTTTAAAATACTATTTCAAAAAAATATAGTATTTTAAACGATTCTATAATTCTACAATACCGAGGTCAATGGTGGGTTCTAAATCAGAAAAGTTCATTGCGTTGATAGGTACATCATCGCCAATGATAAAACCATCTTCTTCTGGGATATCAAAACTTTCTATAGAAGGATTGAATGAAATAGACTGTCTTGATTCTGGCTGAGAGATGGGTTCAAACACCGGCTCGGGTTGAGGAACGGGTTGAGGAACGGGTTGAGGAACGGGTTGAGTCACAGGTTGAGTCACAGGTTGAGGTTGTGGCATAGGCATCGGCTTGTCATCAAATTTAATTGCTTCGCAAACATCTTTTGGTTTATCATCCTTTGGTTTATCCTCTTTTGGTTTTTCGTCCTTAGGTTTATCAACCTTGACTTCAATCTCGGACGACTCGTCCATGTATTGTCTCAGCAAGGACTCAATAGGAATTCTATCGCGGATCGTATTCATGATGCAGGTTTGCACTAAAAGTTCAAACTCGCGAACCCTCTTTTGTTTTTCAAGACCGCTAATTTCAAGTTCAAAGAGGTAAATGGTGGAGTATAATTTGCGAGCGATGTTAGTGTAAATATTGTGTACAAAAATACCGAAATCAGGAATGTCAATGTTTATTTTTTTTGATTCGTTTCCAACACGAACACAACTCAAAATTTTAAGTTGGATAATATGAACACACACCATCAAGTCTTCTAAATAATTACAGTTGCATAATTTAACAATTCGTTCCCTTTCAGTATCAATGAGTCGTTGATTCCACTTTGGAATTCTTGTTAGCAAGTTCTGAAAGGTCATTAAGTATTTTTCGGGTTCCTCATTGGTTTCGCATAAAGCCACAGATTCATTAAAAATAGAACGAAACCCGTCCATTATATGTGGAGTAATGTAGTTCATAAGAAGAATAGACCATTCATTTTTGGAATCTGATAATAGGTTTGAGGTATTGTCTTCCATATACAATTTTTAAATAAAGAAAATAGAGTTCCAAAACGCATTGTTAATTAAAATATTCTAAAATATAATAAATAATCCAAATCTCATTTTTGAGTTCCCTGCAAATTTTTTCATAATTAAATCTCATCTTTAAATATTTATCAGAATCATCTTTATAGTATTCCATCAACATATCCCCGTAAATCCCCTTATTATATAGTTTTGTTGAAAGTTCTATATTGTTCTCTTCTTTCAATAACTTTTTTATATTCTGGCTCCATTTTACGGGCTCTTGTTCAGCATTTATTTTGGGTATAAAAATATGAATAAATCGTGAACATATAGGGTTCAAAAGCCGATCGCGATTTGAGGTGACAATAAAAAAACGCGTGGTCTTACTATAAATCTCAATGCATCTTCTTAGAGAATATTGTGCATCAATGGTTAGATTTTCGGCATCATAAAGGACAATACTTTTGAAAAAAACTCTATTACAAGTTTGCTGCTTTGCAAACTCTTTGATTTCGTCTCTTATGACCTTGATTCCTTTGAAAGTTGCGCATTCTAAGAACATGCAGTATTGTTTTCTTTCTTCCAAAGAATAGATATGGTTTAAAAGGTAGTTCGCCGCTTTACGCTTACCAGAATGAACTTCCCCATAAAATAGAATATGTGGAATATTTTGGGTTTCGTTTAATGTTTTAATTAAACTGTCTAATATTTTCATATAATAGATAGTTTAATATATACTCTTTATATAATGAAAGTAATTAAAATTTTTTTATTAAATCAACCCGTAACAAAAAGAAATATACAAGATTCATTAAACATGTGTTATGACAACATTGCATTTTCTACATTTCCCTATATTATGTATAAAATAAAATCGTCTCTTGCCTCTTTGGAACGTTATAATTCTGGTAATTGTATTGCATTATCGTCTTTTTTGCAAAAATACCTAAAAAATAATTATGGTATTGTCTCGTACATTATTCCTGCAAGTGTCCCAAAAATATATCAAATAGAAAACAGCCCCGAAATATGTCACGTGGCTTTATTAATACCTATCTCAACTCATTCCTTTTATATTATAGACCCGGCCTTTTATTTTATGGAACCGATCCTGTGCGACTTAAACGATCCCGTTATAAGAAGAATTGACACCATGAATATTCATTCAAAGGAAGTACTCGGCATAAAATCACAACTGGTAAATGCTTCTGCACCCGGTCTTATTCCTCAAACCCTAGGTTGTAAATGTTGGTACGAAACCACTCCAGATGACCCGTGGTTTTATTATACAAATGAAGTAATGGACGCAGACAAATCAATCGGCGGACATTTCATAAGAAATAAACCAGAACCCTTTCTATGTAAAACCCGTGTTTTAGAAAACGGTCAAATATATAAAGACTATCATTTAAAAATGGACGAACATCAAAACTTAACCATTATTAAAAATTATGTGGAAATTTATAATGGACCAATTCATAAAATTCCACAAAAATTGCAAGATGAAATACATACCAAACTATTCAAATACTTAAGGCATTTAGGTTAGGTGCCTAGTTAAACTAGGCCACCTAGTTTAACTAGGCCACGCTATGTAAAGGTTGTGTATAAGGATTTGATTTAAATGCTTTTAATAGATCAGCGGAACGATAGTCGTCATTAACATTGTAATATTGTGAAGGGGTAGTTGTGTTTTCGCCTAACA